TGATTGAGCTAAAAATGATAAGTTTTCTATAATTGTAGAAGCCGTTTGTATTCCAGCCTGTGGAGAAACAACATCTACTACAGAAGCGTGATTTGCTGCTAAACCAGCATAAGAACCAGCTCCAGCTGTTCCAGTCCAATCTAATACTTCAATTTGTTTTTTAATCTTAGCTATCTTTAAACCGAAATATAACTCTGCAAAAGGAATTTCTTCTTTTTCGTTAGTTACTCCTTGTTTAAGCATAGTTTGTGTATACTTCGCTGCAAGATCACTCATACATAAATCTTCGTGAACTGCTATAGCGTTTGGAGTTATCGTTCTTTGTGATAATACCGTTTCACCGTTTGCTGTTCTTGAACATCCATCATCTTGAAATACTGCGTCAGTATCTAAAATGTTAATTGTTGTAGGTCCTTTTACGTCAGGTTGTAAAGTTGCATATTTTGCTAGGTTGCCACCCGCTACGCTCTCTACGATAAGCGCCATCGCTTGTTCGTCTACGTAATTCGTTAATCCTGTTACATCAAATGCCATAATTTTATTTTTTTAGTTTGTTAATTTTTTTTAATTTCTCTATTATATCTGTTTTCTTTTTCGGCTGCAATTTAGCAAACCCATTTTTTGCTTTATTTACTTTTGCCTTAGTTGGCTCTTTTACTAAAAATTCAACTAATTTTAAAAGACTTTCAAAAGACTTTTCTAACTTAGAAATTCTTGCCGTAAATTCTTCGTTTGATATGTTTGTGTCTTCTTTAGAAAATACTCTTTCTGTTATTATACTTTCGATAATCTTTTTAGCTTCTTTCTTTTGCTCTTCATTCAAAGGGCTTTTATCTAACTCCTCAACTTCTTCCACTTCTTCTTCAGCTTCAGCAATTTCTTCAGGCTCATCTTCTATTTCTTCAATCTCTATAATCACTCCACCCTCTGTAGTTATTATGCGGCCATCTGCTAGCTCCCAACTTCCGTCTGGTGCTGGAACTAATTCTTCATCTTGAACTAAAACAACAGCAGCGCCAACAATTACTTCTGGCTCTACTTGTGCAACAGTTCCATCTGCGAGAACTAAATCCTCAAATTTTTCTTTTTTGTCTTTTGTAGTTGTTTCTACTTGAACACCTTCACTTTTAAAGATGTCTCTAATTTCTTCGAACATTTCTTTTACTTTCATAATTCGTTTTTGTTTATACTTAATATATGTTTTTAATTTTAATTTATTTCTCTTAATTTCTGTTAATTTTTATAATTCTTAATTACTTCCCTTATTTTAGCTATAATTCTAGTTTGTAAATCTAACTCTTTAGAACTTGAAAAGATCCCCTCCACACTAAAGCCTTTAAACGTGCCGTCTTTTACTTGTTGCCAAATATCGTCATTCTCAACACGCATTGAACCCCACCAGCTACCGTCTGGAACTTTTTCAAAATTCTCTGGAGGTAATACACCTCTTTTTTTGTCTATTATTAAACTCTCTATAATATACACTCCTTCTGCTGTGCTATCGTGCATTAAGTTTGTTTGGTTTGTTAATCCTTCCTTCATAAACTTATTTACAATCTTTTCTATCGTGTGCTTTCTAAACACGCAATAAAAAACAGTATCATTTCTCATTCTCATCATAGGCAAATCTGCGATCATGAAAAATCCGCTTACTATTCGCTTTTCTTCATTCTGAATTTTAAATTTAAAGTCCTCTTTTTTAAATGTCAAAAAATTGCTTTCAATCGCTGGTGTATCGACTAAAGAAACGAACTCCACGCCCTCTTCATCATCTATTACTAATTCTACTAATTTTATTTTTTCTTGTTTTTCCATAATTTAATTTTTAAAATGTTGCTTGTTCTTCTATTACTTTTACTTTGTTTTGTGTATTTGAAATATCTGTTTCTGTCACATAAACTTTATTTTCTTGGCCTAATACTGTATTTGTATTTGAGACAGGATTTAAAGTTGGTACGCTTCCACCACCTAATGAACCGCTAAATGTTGGACCTGAACCTCCTGGACTGCTACTTTGAAATTGTTGTTTACTTATATTCTTTACATTAGCTAATCCACTTGCTAAGGCTATAGCAGCTTGGATATAAGGCATAGCTGGAAATAATACACTCGCTGGATTCATAGCTGCACTTGTGAATATTGCCTGAACACCTTGATAAGTCCCTATTAATGCTTGTGCTATTTGTAACTTTTTATTAATTTCAAATGCTCTCTTTTGGCTCTTTTCGTTATCTTTAGCAAATTCAGTTGTAAGATTCATTAATGCACCAATACTACTTTGTGCCATTGATAATTTAGCATTTTGAACCTCTGTATCTTCTTTAATCTCTTGCTCCCTATACTTCTTATTTATTTCTGCTATATCTTGTTTCTGTGCTTCCTCAAGTAATTTAGTGCTTTCTCCTCTTTCTTTTAATAATTCAATCTGCGTAAAATATTTATCTCTTATAGCATTTTCTTCAATTTCCTCATTTCTTTTTTTATCTTCTGTTTTTCTATTGAAATGAGCATTTTCCAAGGCTTCAATAGAAGATAATAACTTATTGTATTCTTTATTTATTTGCTTATTAATTACTTTCCGTCTATCTATATCCTTTTTATTAAAATCTTCTTTTATTTTATCAATAGCTTCTTGAGTTTTGAATTCTAATAACTTTATTTGAGAAGCAGTTAGGTCTTTATCTTTTAATGCTTCTTTTAGTTTAAACTTCTCAATTTTAATTAATTCATCTGCTTTTAATTTAGTATTTATTATTTCAGCTGCGTATGCTTCTTGTTGTGCAAGTGCTAAATCATAGATAGCTTTTTTTTCATTTTTAACTTGTGTTAATCCTAGTTTCTTTCTAGCTGCTGCTATTTTTTCAAGTCTTTTAGCTTCTTTCTTGTCCTTGTCCTTCTTGTCCTTCTTATCTTTCTCGCTTATATAAGAATCTTTGGCTTCAATTAAAGCCATTTGTTCCTCTATAGACTTATTCAAGTTAAGATACATAGCTGCTTGTGAATTAGAGGCATCAATCACTTGTTCTTCTCTACCTTTTTTAAGAAATTCATTAAAAGTATTAGATTTATCAGTAAGGTTTGTTAATCCAGCTGTAGAATAATCTACTGCTCCCGCTACTGCGGTTTGCATAATACCAACTGTTTTATCGACCCAGCTTCTTTGATCTTTTGTACTTGCTAACAAAGCCTTCGTTTGCTCTTCTGATGCCATTTTAATTAACTCTTGACTTTGCGCTCTTAACATAGCCATTTTCACATAATCAGCAGTTCCGTCCTTAAACTTTTGTTCTGCTTCCTCTAAACTTTCAGCTTCTCCTAATGTTAGCCCTATTGTTTCATTATATGTGTTTAATGCTTCTTCTTTACTTATTACTCCGTCTTCAGCTAATTTAAAAGCGGTTTCTACTTTATTAATTTCTACATAAACTTCTTCTGCTGCTTTAGATGCGGCTTCCATTGTTTCGTTTAGTGCCTTTTGTTCTGCTGTCGTACTACTTAAAGCCGCTGTAATATTGTCCCATTGAGCAATTAAAGTTCCTATCAATATAACCAAAGCACCTATTCCTGTAGCTATTAATGCTCCTCTCATTAATTTAAAACTCTTAGTAGTTGCATCTGTAGAACGCCCTAACATTGTTTGCGCTGCTGTAGTTGCTTTTGTTAATCTTAATCCAGCTTTTTCTACCGTCTGTTTCGCTATTAATACTAGAGTGCTTTCCTTTTCTAAATTTTTACGTATAGTTTCAACTGCCATTAATAAAGACATAGCTCCTTGAAGTTTCATCATAGCTTTTCTTAAATCTTCTGACTTACTTCCACTCAGTGCCATTATTCCTTGAAAACCAGCAAAACCAGCTACAACAGTTGAGCCTAAATCTAAAGCAGCCTTTAATTTTACTCCATCATTAGCCAATCTATTAACTTCATTTTGAATATCTACATATTTATCTTTTATTGCTGCCGCTTTTTGTATAGCTTGTTTTCCTAAAGGCGAAGTCCTTCCAGCTTGTAATGCAATAGCTTGATACTCTTGTATCTGCTTATTCATAGCTCGGATATTAACAGGCTCCTCTTTTATTTGTTTGTTAAGGTTTTTAAATTGTTGTTCTAACGTTATTGTTTCCTTCTTTGCTGTCTTTGTGGTTGTAGCAACTGACTTAGTTGCTTTCTCTAATTTGCCTAAATTAGATACAGCTTTGCCAGTGTTTACGTCTACCTGTAATGCTAATGTTTCCGTTGCCATTGTTTAATTTTTATAATATGCTGTATTTTGTTTGTGAAAATTGAACTACTCTACTATCAAATCTTGTATTAATAGTTTCATTTGTTGCTTCGTCTATTAAATAACCCGCTGGAGTTATTATTGTAACTCTATTCGGACTTGTTAATTTTTTGATATTCCAAGTCTTACCAATAAAATCTGGAACTGGTAATGTTATATCTACATCTCCACCACTTGTATCTACTAAATAAGTTTGTATTTCTTGTGATGCTGTAATATTAGAATCAATCTCTATTACTGCGCCACTTCCTACTATTTGATTATTATAGTATGTTATATCATTACTTGTAACTTCTACATTATTAGTGTTTATTAATGTTACATTTTTAACTCCAGAATTAATTACATTTCCTGTTCCTGAAATTTGTATATTACTACATTGAGCAAATACTCTATTAC